TAGGAATTAATATGAAAAAAAGTTGCGGTACTTGCAGTCACTCTATGGAGAGTCAGGCAGAAGGTGAAGTTCTGTGTATAGCAAATTCTCCAGTTCCGATTGTTACAATCCAAGGTCAGATCATAAGTATCTTTCCCTCAATGATGAAATGGGGAAAGTGCGATGCTTTTATTAAAGGCAAAACTCAAAAGCAAAACCCCCAGCCTCCAGAAATTATGGAGCCAGATTTAAAGGTGATTACATAATGGCACATTACGCTCAAGTAAATTCAGATAACATTGTTGTACAAGTATTGGTTATGGACAATGACATGGAAACCAACGATGGTGAACAGGCGTGTATCGATTGGCTACAGGCTAACGTTCATTCCGATGATTGGGTAAAAACTAGCTACAATAATAACATCCGAAAGCAATATGCTGGCATTGGTTTTACCTATGACTCTACTAAGGATAAATTCATTGCACCACAGCCTTTCGCTTCGTGGTCGTTAGACTCCAATGATGATTGGCAACCACCCATCGCACACCCAGACGATGATAAAATGTACCAGTGGGATGAAGATGTATATCAAGCCGATAATTCTAAAGGCTGGGTTGAAGTAGAGTAACACAATAAAAAGAGTGGTTAATGCCTTTAAATAAAATTACATTTAAACCAGGAGTAAACAGAGAAACTACTTCTTATGGGGATGAGAACGGGTGGTTTGACTCTGATCTTATAAGGTTTCGTAAAGGAAGACCCGAAAAGATGGGCGGGTGGACTCGACTAACCAGCCAAACCATAGAGGGTGTTGGAAGATCTTTGCATACATGGTCCACTTTAGATAACTCCAATCTTATGGGGCTTGGCACAGAGTCTAAGTTTTACATAGAGAACGGTGGTGGGTATAATGATATAACTCCTATACGATCTACGGTGACTTTAGGATCTAATCCTTTAAAAACTGGAGGCGCTGGTTCAGGAATACTAACTGTAACTGCTCCTGCTCACGGCGCTGTTAATGGGGACTTTGTAACCTTTAGCGGGTCTTCTGCTGTAGATAGTATTGGAGCGGCAGCAATAAATAGAGAGCATGAGATTACCCTTATTGACTCTAACAGTTTTACTGTAACAACCACAGGATCTGCGGGAAGTGGATCTACGGCAGGAGGTGGGTCTTCCGTTATAGCAGCTTATCAAATTAACACAGGTTTAGGAACTGTGGTATCAGGCAATGGTTGGGGGGCAGGTCTCTATGGAGGCATATCTTCTTTCTACTCTCAAACAACTTTAGCAACGGGAATCAACGATTCAATTACATCTGCTATTGTTCTTACAAGTGCTTCTGATTTTGAAACCGCAGCTACTACAACTTCCGCTGATTTAACAGCGACAAGTGCTTCTATTCCTGTAGCAAATTCTTCAGGTTTTCCTTCTAAGGGAACAGTGAAAATAGGCAGTGAGTTTATTAGGTATACAACTAATGCAAGTAACGCCCTTTCAGATTTAACCAGAGCTTCTGACGGGTCTACCGCTGCCACCAGTAGTAGTGGAGATGCTGTTACTTTTGTGGGTTTAATTAAAATAGAAAACGAACTCTTGCTGTATACAGGTAAAACAAGTAACACATTAGACGCTGGTGTTGTAAGAGGGGCTAGAGGAACAACAGCAGTTTCTCATAGTTCAGGAGTTGATGTTAAAGAAGCGAATGACTTTGTAGGATGGGGTGATGCCGCCTCTACTTCGGCAAGTGTAGGATCTAACATACGTCTTTGGTCTCAAGATAATTTTGGTGAAGACTTGGTGATGAATGTTTTTGACGGAGGCGTATATTACTGGGATAAAACTTTAGGATTAAACGCTCGAGCAACTCCTCTTTCTTCTCAATCAGGCGCTTCTGACACACCAACAGTTGCTAGGAAGGTTTTGATATCAGGCGCTGACAGACATGTTATTTGTTTTGGCTGTAACCCTAGAGGAGAAACTGATCAAGATCTTTTACAAGTAAGATGGTCTGATCAAGAGAATCCGTTTAACTGGACACCTCAAGTAGATAACACAGCGGGTGGCATCAGAATATCTTCAGGTTCACAAATTATATCTGCTCAAAGAACACGACAAGAAATATTGATATGGACAGATGTTAACATGCACGCGATGAGGTTCGTGGGCGGTGATCTTGTGTTCTCCTTTTCTTTAGTTGCGGGTAATACTTCGTTGTTAGGTCCTAACGTATCAGTGACCGTGGGCGATAGGGTGTTCTGGATGGATAGAGAAAACTTCTACGCTTACTCAGGAAGTGTGCAAGTTATTCCGTGTACTGTTCTTAGATATGTTTTTGACAACATTAACCTAGAGCAAAGCTTTAAGTTTTTTGCCGCATCTAATCGTATGTTTGATGAAGTTTTTTGGTTTTATGCTACCGCAGACTCCGAAGAAGTTAACAAGTATGTTAAGTTTAACTATACTGAAGGCACATGGGACATAGGATCGTTATCTCGAACAGCTTGGGTAGACTATGGTATACACGATAACCCAAGAGGATGTGGTGTTACTGGCGGAGCTAATGTAGTATACATTCATGAGAACGGTGAAGATGATGACGGAACTGCCATGACATGTTTTATAGAGTCTGCGGACTTTGATCAAGGAGATGGTGAAACCTATATGTTTATGAACAGACTTATTCCAGACATAGACATAACAGACAGCAGTACTGACTCTTCTGGTTCTGTAAGTTATATCTTAAAGACTAGAAATTTTCCTGGAGATAGCCTAACAACTAACTCAACAAATGCTGTTACACCTACAACTCAACAAGTTTTTTTAAGAGGACGCTCACGGCAAGCAGTTTTACGAATACAGAGTTCTGTCAAAGACATGGCATGGACTTTAGGAGATTTACGTATGGATATTAGACCTGATGGGAGAAGGTAATGGGAAGTTTATTAGACCATAGTTTTCCAGATGCTCCTAATGCATATGATCAGGCGCTTTTCCAAAGAATTTTACGGGACATAGAAATGGCCCTTACTAAGAAAGAATTTCCTGTTGAGATAGAAGGTAAAGATAACAGTCGAGCATTAAGTTGGTTCTTTGAATAATGGCCTCAGTATATAAAAATATCGTAACTACGGTTGGATCCACGGGAGATGTCACAATTTATACGTGTCCAGCGGCTACAGAAGCTATTATTAAAGACATTAATTTGTACAATAGCCATAGTGGCTCTATAGTGGTATTCACTAAGATAACGGATACTTCTGCTTCTGCTACGGTTACGTTAAGAAAAGAAACGATTACGACTTTAGCTACTTCTGTTCTTCTTGAAGGTCCGTTTGCATTAGAAGCGGGTGATTTGTTAATCTTAAACTGTGACACTGCGTCAAAAATAATGGTGTTCGGTAGCGTATTAGAGGTATCACGATGATGGAATCAAATGTAAAACTTAGTGGAGAACCTTCCGCCCAAGCCCTTGCTTCAGGGTTAGCGACATTAGGACGGTATGGTGATAACTATATGGTTCACGCTGCTGAAGGTGAGACTTTTGTACCCAAAGAAATTTTAGACGCAAACCCCGCTCTTAAAACACAGCTATTTGATCAAATGAAAGCTATGGGCATTGAAGAACCTAATCGTTACGTAGTTGGTGACGCTCTTAACTCTATCAACCCTGTAACAGGTCAGCCGGAGTTTTTCTTTAAGAAGATATTTAAGGCTGTTAAGAACGTGTTTAAGAAAGTTCTTCCAATTGCCGCACCTATAATAGGCAACATTATTGCACCGGGAATCGGTGGTATTATAGCTTCTGGACTTACAACCAAACTTCAAGGCGGATCTTGGGGTGATGCTTTAAAGTCGGCTGGGTTATCCTATGCTGGTGGTGCTTTAACCCAAGGTATTATGGGTGGATTAAACGCCGCACCAGGACAATTTGGAACTGGTTTTACTGAAGGATTATCCGCAGGTGCTATGGCTCCTTTTCAAGCTGCACAAGGTCTAGTGGGGGTAGGAGATTACGCGAATCCTTTAAAGCAAGGTATTTTTAGCGGTAACTATGGTGCGGGTAAAGAAGGTATTATGGATTATTTAGCTCCAAATTATGATAAGACAGGTGGTGCTTCTTCAAATATTAGGTCTTTTTCTGGAGAAAAACTTGAAAATAGATTAGTTGGTACTGATAACAGTTCGTTAAATAAAGGTGTTCAAAAAATATCTTCAGGGTCTAATACTTCCGCAGACTTTGAACCAACTATAATGGATGATTCAGGACAAGTTTTTCAAATACAGAACAAAACAACAGGACAACTTATAGACAAACCTAATTTAAGTATTAAAACTCCTAGTCAAGTTATTTCACCTAGTTCTAGATTATCTGCTTTAGCAGAGTTTCAAGGTTTTAGTCCTGAAGTCGCTCAATCGGCAGCACAAATACAACAAAATAATTTAAACATGGGGTTATCCGACACAGAAGCTTTATCTCAAGCTGTTTCAGGAGGAGAGAACTTAGGCTTTAAAGCTGTTTCCCCTAGTGTAAAAGCTTCTTTTGAAGCGGTAAATCCTTCTGCAACATCAAATGGAATAATGTCTAAGCTAACAAACTTTGCTAAAAACCCAGCAGTTGCTGGACCTGCGTTATCTGCAATTATACCAGCGGGACTTGCTTACTTAGCTGCCCCTGATGAGGAACTAACAGAAGATCAGTTAAGTGCTTTGACTGATCCTCAAAGAGCAGCCTATGACCAGTTTAAAGCGGGAAGAGCGGCTAACCCTAATTTTGCACAAACACCTGAAGGACAAGCTTTATTATCAAGAGCGGGTATTACTTCTAGTAGAACAGCAGCGCAACTTGCAAGATCTACGGGCGTACCCTTATCTCAAGCTGAAGCTTTTCAAAAAAGACGTTACGGTATAGTAAGCGCAGCGGGTGGCGGAGAAATCATTGGACCAGGATCAGGAACTTCTGATAGTATACCAGCAATGCTTTCCGATGGAGAGTTTGTTATGACTGCCGAAGCAGTACGAAATGCTGGCAAAGGTGACCGTGATCTAGGAGCCGCAAGAATGTATGACATGATGAATAAATTTGAGAGGGCAGTATAATGGCAGTTACCCAAACCAGTACAGAGCTACGCCAAGCTCCTTATATTGAGGAAGCTGGTAAATCTATACTTGACCAAGCTTTACTACTAGGTGAGACCCCCGTTAATCTTGCTGATATAGGTGCTACTCAGCAAATAGCTTCTCTTGACCCTCAGACACAAGCCGCTATTTCAGCGGGAGGCGGTCTAGGACAGTTTCAAGATTTTATTACGGCTGGTCAGGGAACCGTGGGTACTGGTATAGGATC